TCGGTTAAATATATATAGGTGGATTGAATGCGGGGATTAAGGGGCCATGTGGAGATCAGAGGAGCGGCCACTGTCCAGTCCGTTAAAAAGAGACCAATGTTGTCATAGGGCGAATTGGATTGCACATAGGAGGGATTTGCAGGTTGATTTGCTGGAGGAGCCACCTGAAGAAAGCCGGGGGCCACTTTCTGTCCGTTTGCGTCCAGTAACTGATAGAGTTGATTAATGGGATTAAAGGTGATCTGGACTTCGCACTCTTGATACTGCATAGACAGAAGAGGAAGAGCATGAAAAGTGGCCTCAGTGAACCAGAAAGGCAGGGGAATCATGAGTTCGCGGCCAAAAATTGACGGGCGATTGACATTTCCACCGGATGGATCAGGATAGACAAGAGGATATCCTGCACCCATGGATCCACCTGCATATAAACCGCCAGCAGGATTATAGAATTCAGGGACATCTCCCACTAAGCGCCGCCACTTCTCAAAATCAGTATTTATCAAATCCGCCTGGGCCTTGGCAATCATATAGGTTCCATCAAACTCCTGAATCTTTTGACCACCAATATAGAATCCAATCTGCTGAATAAGTTGGCAGCCGAGATAGCGCGTCCAGTTAAAATTGAGTTGAGAATTACGACCGACTGCAGGATTATTCAGATCCAACCACTTACAGTAGATATCGGGAATATCCACAACAAGATACATGTCACGAACAAGATCGGCTACACGCTGCACTTTGAGTCGGACCTGTATGGGCTGATCAATGGAGAGTTCTTGAATACCGTCCATGGCTTGTGTAACGGATTCCTCAGAGAAGTGCGTGTATTTTTTATAGTTCTTGTAAAAATAGGTAAAGTCTGGATTGCCACTCAAGAGCACATTTTGCGCTCCGTAGGCTACAAGAACATACAGACCACCCCCAGGCATAGCTAATTTTGCTATAGTATATTCTCTTTAACTTGCGCTCACTATAATCTTTAAAAATCTTTTCCAGATTATAGGGATCTTTGGGCACTTTAACCCATTGGGTTAAAGTGCTTTGCAAACTTTAATCGGCCAAGGCCGATTAAAGTTTATTGGGTAAAATCTGCCGTCCACCAATTATCAATCAGGTAGGTTGTAGCATTTGATCCATCTTCTGAATCCATTTTTGGAGAAGGCCCCTCATTCATGACTTTCGTAATCTCAGAATAGCTCAATGCATAATTAAAATAGGATAGGCGACTAAGCATTCCTTGACAAACCCCTAAAATATTAAAAGTATCTCCTTCAAGACTATCCACTGTAGAAGGGAGTGAATTTGGTTTGCGATTTGAGAATGCATAGATATCTCCATAATTTTGATAGGGGGGGGCAATATTGAATCCCATGCGACTCACGATATTTCCATTTATATAGATCTCCAAATGCATAGAACGACATACAATAGCCACATGACACCATTTGCCAATTGGAAAGTTTGTGATATCAACATAGTTCTTCCAAGTATCATAGGAATTCATATAGATACGCATTGTATTAATCTCATTATGCATATAAACACCGGGACCTAGCAAGGGATACTGGCTCGGTGATCCCTTGTGAAAGATATGGTTTAATCCAACTGTCTGTAGAGATCCATTAAAGGCCGACTGAGGAACTTGGAGAAAGAAACTATAGGTAAATTCAACACCTGTTCCTTCATTAATAGATAGTGTGGCTGTCTTAGAATTAGGGAGATTAGGATTCTGAATAATTTGCTTTGCTCTAGATGACATTAGATAGGTATGAGGGAGAAGATCAACACGATTTGCTGCCAAGCGATTTATATACTTATATAGGAGCTCAAAGGATCCAAGAGCCATATATAATACTGCTGCGGCAGCAAGTCCTATTACTCCTTGTGTAATATAAGACGATGAATCTCCCATACTAGTAAAAGATCCTGACATGCTTGCACTCATTCTACTCTACAGTAGTGTTAAGAATCTATTTTAATATTTTATAGTAGTCGAGAAGAAGGATGTTAAATAATCCCAAAAATTATCAATTGTATCTGGGCCTGCCATGTAGCTCTGATACACCATGTCGGGACTCAATGCTTGACCATATATCTGTGTCGTAGAGATAGAGCCGCCGAAGCCTTCATTATCTAATAGTGATAACTGGTATTTTGGATCTACATTGTAATAGTTATCTAGGAGACAAGAACGAACCAGCTTTCCGTTTATATAAACATCACAGGTCATTCCATTTACACTTACAGCCAGATGAATCCATCGCTGGAGGTCAATATGCACAACATCACATGCATTTGATGAAGGGGATAAAGGTGTGGTTCCCATTAATGTCTTATTTTGTGAAAATACAACGGATGCATCATTTACTTTTGTTGGATCTGCATTGGAGAGATAATCAAGACTTGTTTCAGTTTGGTGCGTATCAAGCCGTATCATTAATTGAGCAGCGGCCCCTCCCAAGTAGATGCGAAGCGTATCATATGTGGCAGGATTTCCAATACGAAGAATGGATGCATTACGTCCCTTTGCAAAGCCCCAGTTATTTACATTAATCCATGTGCTGACAGCAAATTCACCTCCCATATAGAGTGGCGGTAGATTTCCAGTCATAATAGCGGCTGGCCTATAGCTTGTAGCATCCTGTTTTGATGCAATTAGATTTATAGACGTCTTAGAACTTGAAAATAAGTATGTATATAAATAATATATTACTATTAATCCTAAAATTGCAATAAAAATATTAACTGAAATAGTCACTATCCCTGCCATAATTCTGTAGTTACCTAATATTTAAATTATGCATAGGGGCTACTCCAAGCCTGTAATGGATTTGGTGGTGGTTTATCTACAGGATTACAGGGAATACCGGGAATACATATAGTTTGTAATGAGGGAAGTTTAATAGGGAATGGAAAGGGAAGAGGCTCAGGAGGGGCCCCTGTAGTATCCACATACTTTGAACGTAGGTTTGCAACTGCAGAGGGCGACATACGATAATCGAGAGCAAATATGTGAATTACATTTCCTAAAAATCGACTAGGGGCAGTCGGAGATACAGGATTGGATCCCACCTGCAATTGATTTTGAATTCGTGTATTGGGTGGAGAATCTAGACGGTGACTTGCCACAATTCTGTCATTGTATAATACATCATATCGCCGTCCATCCCGTAGAATTGCAATAAAGACCCATTTCTGAGCCGGTAATTGTGGTAGAGGCACCGTTTCAGTTTTGCCATTTTGTGTTGCAATAAGCAGTCTGGCGGTGGTATCCGTTGTAGATAGGTTAGCAGGGGCAATTTGAAATTCCATAGATCCATATACACCAAAAAGGGTTGAATAGGAATTGGTAGTGGCTGTCTTTAACTGATTTGTGCGATCTCCAAATGTTACATGAAAGAGCCCTGCTAAGGTTGAACCGGATCCGCTTTGAAGCATTGTATAGGTCTGATTTGAACCAAGGGGGTAGGTGGCCTTTGACAGGGATACCATTGTAGGCATATAGTCAATAGGGGGCGAAACGGTTGTATTATTCTTAAAATACACAATCACTAGAATAATAACCATAATTGTAAAAATAAGAACAGGCCACAAGAGTGATCCCATTGAACTCATATATCCCATAGATCCTGTAAATCCGCTATAATAACTTGATATTGAATCCATAACCCTACCGTTGTCGAGGATTATTTATTACACTATTTGCATTTATTAAACTTGTGGAGTCCTGTGCAGAAGTCCCAAGGGTTGTTAATGCATTTTGCACATTTTGTGAATTACCTGTCTGTTCCATAGCCTTTAGATTTGAAAGCCCCCCAATAGAGTCCCCCCCTAAATAATCTGCAAAGAGAGAACCCATTGAATCCATTGGATTTGTAGATCCACAAGTGCCTGCACCTGCTGCAGCGTTTAAATTATCCATTCCAGGAACAGTCGCCATAAGAGCCGGTGTTGCATGTTTCATTACTGAAGGACTGACTATTTGCGTCCAGAGAAGGAGATTGCCTACCCGGGCCACCTGATTCATGGTAGATTCCTGGGGGCCCTGGAAAAGAGGTGCTGGAGTTGTAGAGGATAATGCAGGAATAGATGTAACCAATTTACGTGTCTTTGCTAGTTTGCCATTTATATAAACTTCAAATGCATTGTCCATAACCACTATACCAAGACGGAAAGGGCGTTGAACAGGAACATTTGAAATAAGGATGTTCTCTGGATTGCCCTTTCCATTTATAACAGAGACAAGTAGATCATTTGTATCTTTTAGTATTCCAACTGCAAGATTATAACCGGTCCATGCGGATGTAATAGAACCATCGTCCGTGGAGGTCGCAGGCTTGGATCCGCCACGATTAAATATAAGACGGAATCCTGGTTTTCCTGAAAGCATTACATGTTGCTGAGGATTCATAATACAGATATCCAGAGACATAGACCAATTGGATGCTAAATATGCATTATTCACAGCACAATTACTTATATCAGGGACAGTATAAGGAACTGAGGAGGGGGGCCAATATTTTTCACTGGAATCCATGAAGGGGATACGAATAAGTCCTGGTCCGCCTGGTTGTAATTGAAAAATGGGGGTGATTGTATAATGTATAAATGCTAATAGAACAAGTAGGACAAGTAGGATTGCAATTGTATAGCCAATAAATCCCGACCAACCCATAGTGCTTGTATCAAACATATCAATACTAGATGCCGTATATCCGCTACTAGAGTATGATGATGATGAAGGCGATAGACCAAACATATCCATGGTGTATTGCATGGAGAACTCTGCATACACAATAGATAAAGACTTTGGAGACTTTGGACTCTTCGTCCAAAGTCTAGAGATTAAATGATGGAAGACTTTGGACTCTTCGTCCAAAGTCTAGTGATTAAATGATGGATGACCTGCTGCGCAGGCCATCGATTATGCATTAATCTCTAAATTTATAGAGGTATGTATAAAATCAATGTTAAATCTAATAGTTAATGCATAATCGATAGTCCCCCTTTAGGGGGACTATCCATCATTTAATCCCTGAGGATTGGACGAAGAGTCCAATCCTCCTACCAGTAAATAGTATCTGAGCTTTGGCTCAGATACTATTTAGATCTAAGATGGGGGCCAAAGGCCCCCATCTTACCAGTAACAACCCCCCTCTACCCGTTGCAGATTCGATGGCCTCTCCTCTTCGGAAGGTCGAATCCAAGCACTCGGATTCGCCTTGACATACTTCTGAATTGTGACATTGGTGGTCCAGCGACTCCCCATTACACCAAAAAAGAGTTGGAGAGCCCCCCCTACATAAATGGCACTAACTCCAAGTTCCTGAACTAGAAAATCACAGATCGGCATTCCATAGCCACCACAGGACGCCAAGCAGACATCGGGCTTTTTATCAGCAATCTGTTTAACTAGCCTCTCTTTGAACTCCTTTATGCGATCCTGCCAAAGAACCTCGCCATGATTCCCTGCAAGAGTGAGTGGCGGCTTACAAAACGAAAAGGTTGTGCCTTTGAACCATTCAGAGTCAAAGGCTTGGGCCGCCCGTCCTGAATCGATCTGTTCCTGGAAGGTCTTGGCAAAGGGACTGATGATCAGAACTGATTTACCCTTGAGCGGTTCCATCCAGTTCTCTCTGCCTAAAAAATAGAAGGGCTCCAACGCCTGAGCCTGAACTGTCGGCTTCTTAGAAATGGACACAAGAAAATCCTGAGCTGCCCATCCCTTTCTGTCCCAGATTCCAATGAGCGTTGAATGTTGGAAGGAACGCATCGTCGCCATTACATACTCTCGAATATCCTCCTGGGTCTTGACAAAAATCCCTGAATTATTTACAAGCTGATGCAAATGGAGTTGAGGGAATTGCTTTTTTACAAAATCCAAACAGATCTCCGCCTCTGCCCCAATAGAGGTTCGTCCAATCAAGATGGGCTCCTTCATTTCCAAGGCCTGAATGAGTGCCTTTCGAATCTCTAGATTCCCCTGAAAAAACTCTTCTTCAGACATCTACATAGTAGAGTCTCAATCCTTAAAGCCCATCTGTTCATCGAACTTGATGCGTTTGTAATACGCCTTCGTCTTTGCCGAGTCACAACCCTTTAAGTCCTCCCGCACATAGCAGACAAAGGAGATGCGGGTAAAGGGATGTTCGGCGCCATGGGTGCCCGTCTTTGTCTTATAGTATTTAATGGGATCCAGAGTCTTGTTAAAGGCTTTGTCTTCCTGGGTCTCAAACATTGCCGTATTGCAGTGCCACTGATGCACATCCATCGCAATAAAATCACCCGTTCTCAGATTGAATCCTATTCCAAACTGGGGAAAGAGTGTTTCCCCGCCATGGTATTTCCCTCGTTCAAGAACCGTTAGATTGCCATATCCATCTTTGAAGTCCCCTGCATCTTTGTGGAGGGCTGTCCGAAAGTTACGATTAATGGTGACTGACGAAAAGGCAGTATCGTTGATTTGATAGGTCGGTAAGCCATGGATCCGTTGATACTGTTTTTTATGGGCCTGGGGCACGAGCTTTTTAAACTCCTGGTCAATGGCTTCTATGAACGGCAGACCCTGTTTGTAGTCCTTGAAGAAGTTCTGCGTATAGGTTGTGAGACGGCACGGCAGCTTCATGAAGGGAGTGGCCTCAAAGTAGCCGACCACGGAGGAAAACACAGGATTATTTACGCGCATCTTGCTCGTCTTGCCCCCTGATCTGTATTTGGCCCACCATCCATTGGTCTCCACAAGTTTCCGTGTTTTCCAGTATTTTGATTTAGCCTGGATGGGTCCGGCTGCAGCACCCCTGGATCTGGAAGCTGCTGCAGCGCGGTAAAACGAATTCCAACCGAGTTCAGTAACAGGTTTCGGAAAGACATTCTTACGAAACTTGGCTAAGAGCTGTTTCTTGCCATCCACTAATCCATAGACATCCGCGTCCTCATTAATGATCTGATACCCCTTCCCGTCAAAATAGGTGCCTTCTTTGGCCTCAATCTCCTTGTCGGTCATTTGAGGTTTCAGAATAAGAGTTTTGATTCGACTAGTTCTTTTGGCTTTTCTTGTTTGGGCCATCCTTACTTTCTGTGGAGATAATAGAGATGGCATCCGCAAATTCAACCCCTAAACTATTTGATCCATCTACACTTACACCAGATGATATTACAGAGATACAGCCAAAATTTACAGTAATGGGAAGGGAAAATGGAAGCTCTTCAAGACAAGAAATTGGTCAAACATTTTTACAATTATTTCAATTAATACAAACATCAGTAAGTAATGAGGGTGATTATGTAAAAAATAAAAATGAAGCTGAAAAAGTAATTGATCATTTACGTAATGACCTAAAAGTCCCAGTAGATACAATAGAACTTCCAACTCCTTTTCAATATGCTATTATACAAAGAAAACCAGGAATTGCTTCTCACTTATTACTAAGAGGTGCCGATTATAATAAATTGACTGTAAATGGAACACCGACTTTGGATATGTTACACAAAGAGACAAATGCAGTGCGTGGAAATGGATTTGAATACTATAGAGGGGCTCAACGGTATGAAAAGGCAGATCTTATAGGACTTGAAGATGCAATTGCTACACTAACAGGGCAAGAGCCTCCAAACACATACATGAAACGATTGATTCGTAATGGAGAAAAATCTAATACGTATAAGGGGCGAGTAGGTAATGGTACAACTGATCCTGCAATAAATGCAGCAATGGCTGCAGCTATTGCGCATAGAAAGACAAATCCTTTTTTAGCTCAATTTTTACCTAAAGGCGGTCGCCGCCGCACTCATAAAAAGTCTCGAAAGACCAAGAAATCCCGCAAAGCCCGTAAATCTAAATATAATTAAGCTTATTCAGTAACCAGATCCCTCCCGCCACCGATCCAATTCCAATAGAACCAAAGGCTAACCCTCTTACAAAGCTATGCAGATCGACCTCCTTCATATCCTCCTTGGTCCAGACAGGGCTCCTGTCCCGTTTGCCTAAGCGGTTATAATAGGCCAGAACCTCCTGTTCTGTCCATTTGGGTTTCTGGAGCGATTCATTGACTGCATTGTGAATGTCAATGGTCCAGCGAAAGAGATCCGCGCGTTTATCCAAGAATGTTGAAATCGGATTGGCCACAATATGCTTTGAATAGTGGTCTCGACAGATTCCACAAGGCAACATCCACTGTAGTGACTCAAAAAACTCTTTCGCAGCCTTCTTATCCGTATAGGTAGGTTTGGGCGGATATCCTAGAGCCGCCACATGAATTGTATGCCAGAAAAAAGGTCCCCAGACGTTAGGACTAAACTGCATCCCTATTAGTCATGTGCTAAATTATATAATATGATTTAGCACAGAGATCTAAGGAAATACAACCTTACACCTTTAAGGGATGTCTTATAAACGATATCATGATCCAAGACCCATGATCTGTTCAAACTGTAGTGGAGAGGGCCATTTTTTTAGGGACTGCAAACTTCCCATTACAAGTTACGGAATTGTTGCCATGCGATTTACCGATGCAACGGCAAATCCGTCACTCCAGAACACATTAGTCAGTTCTGCACAACAACTCATTCCAGGCCGGCAACCTGTAGAGTTTCTCTTGATCTGCCGGCGAGATTCACTGTCCTTTATTGAGTTTGTGCGAGGAAAATACTCCACCATTGATCGGGACTATCTCCATGCACTTTTTGTCAATATGACCCAAGCAGAACACGCAAAGATTAGAGCCCTGACCTTTGAGCAGCTCTGGACTTCTGTCTGGGGCTCCGCAGCCGATACCCATAAAACAGACTTTGAGAACAGCTATCGCAAATACAAGCAGCTCGGGGACCTAGGAACACTTTTAACGGCCTATCCCAGCCCTTTTCCTCAGCCTGAATGGGGCTTTCCAAAGGGCCGACGAAACTCCACGGAAACGGAGCTAGTCGGAGCCATTCGTGAATTCAAGGAAGAAACCAACCTCAAGGAAAGCCAGTTCCGTATTGTTCAGAATGTTGAACCTCTTGTGGAGTCTTTTAAGGGCAGCAACAATGTCAATTACTGTCATAAATACTTCTTGGCCATGTGCCCAACCGCAACACCTGTTGCAATGGATTCTACGAATCCCCATATGAATCAGGAGATTGGAAATATCGGCTGGTTCTCTTATGAGGAGGCCCTTGAAAAGATTCGGCCACGAGACAAGGAGAAACGCATTATTCTAGAGAAGGCTAGTCAGGCCTTGAAGAATTTCGTTCCATTATGAATCCCATGGGATTTATAATGGAATTTTATCCTATCCAACCCGCAAATGCGGGTTGGATAGGATCGTTCCATTATGATTATAAATTTCATAGATGTCACTAGGGAAGCATGTCCAATGAAAGCGGATCAGATGAGAGCATGGCCAAGTATGATAGCATGCCAGGTCCGGTCCTCTTAGAGGAATGGAACAAGGAAATAGACTATGCCAAACGGGACCTCATTCTGAAGGCAATGGAGAAAAAGGGCCTATTTCCGGCTCAGTTTATGAAGCAATGGGAAGACAACACAGGTGCCTATCCGTCCAATCAAGACCCCCTTTTTCTTCAGAAGCTTTTGGCCAAGCGAGAGTTTGCCGAGTCATTGCAGACCGATTGGGACCCTGGTAATGATCCCTGTGGTGATGTCAATAAGTTCGAGGTAACCCCTGTGCAGCGCTTTGCAGCCAATCTAATGAGTCCTCGAAGCCCCTATATGTCAGCCCTTCTGTATCATGGGGTTGGTGTAGGAAAGACTTGTGCTGCTGTGCAGATTGCAGAGGCCTGGTTAGATGCTTTTCCTAAAGACAAGATCTTTCTAGTAGCACCTCCCACCATTCAAGATGGATTCTATAGAACCATTTTTGATAGCACAAAGTTAAGTGTAGGATCTGGGCCCACAGACCCCAATAAAATGATTGGATGCACTGGGGATTCCTATCTTGAAATGACAGGAATGCAGTTCGAGAAGGATCGAAAGCGGATTGATCGGCAGGTTCGAAATGCAATTAAACAACGCTATGCTGTATTTGGGTATGTTAGCTTTGCAAACTATGTAATAGGTCTATTATCAGGTATTAGCGAAGATCTGGATGAGGAGGATAGGGCCAAAGAGGAGCGCCGCATCATTTCCAAAAAATTTAGTGGAAAACTCCTTATTATCGATGAAGCCCATAATGTGCGCGATGAAACGGGGGAAGCAGGGAAAGAAGAGGGAAAAGAGGAGGATGAAGATTTTGTAGCAAAGGCCTCTAAAGATGATATGGCAGGTGGCAAGTTTATGACAGAATGGTTACGCAAAGTATTGACTTATGCGCGAGGTCTTAAACTAGTTCTCTTAACAGCCACCCCCATGTATAACAACTATCGCGAGATTGTATTTATGCTAAACCTGTTACTTATGAATGATAAGAAGGGGCTTATCACAGAGGACATGATCTTTCGGCCTAGTGGCCGCATTCATTCAAAGGGCGAGGAACTTTTAGGGCGCTTAGCCAGTCGCTATGTAAGTTTTATGCGCGGTGAGAATCCAAAATCCTTCCCTATTCGTTTAAGTCCCGAATTAGAGGATGTGCCACTCCTGAAGGATCTGGACTATCCAACACGAACTCCTCGTGGCATTGAGGGTATTCCTGAAGATGAGCTGGTCTTTAAGGATCATTTGCCAGTTGTAACGATTGAATTGGAAGGGGATGCCTTGGAGGCCTCTTTAACGAGGACAAGGGCCTTGCAAGAAACGAACAGGGAACTCAAAGAGGGGGAGCTCGAACAGCGTATTTCGGGTATTCAGTTGAGTGGTGTTATTCAGGCCGGTAATTTTATTCCTCCAAGTGCAAGCCGTGATGATTCGATTGATGTGCGCTTAGGAAAGGATGGTCTTAATAATCTCTTTAAAAAGGCTAAATCGGGCGGTGAAATGGTCTATACGAGTAAAACAAAGCGTGGAGCCGGCTGGTTGGCCAGGGATGAAATAGGAACCTATTCGCCCAAGTTTGCATTCCTGTTGGATCAATTGGCCAGTTGCAAGGGGGTTGCCTTTGTCTATATGCGAGTGGTAGCATTGGGAGCATTGCCCTTAGCGTTGGCCTTGGAAGCAAATGGCTATACATCGGCTGGTCGTGATTCAGGTCTTTTAGGAGATGGCATCCAAGCCGAGGGAGGGCGTCAATGTGCCAAGTGTGTGCGAAAAGAAAAGGCCCACAAAGGTGCAAAGCACGATTTTGTCCCTGCCATGTATGGGTTCTTGACAGGCGATGTGGAACTGACCCCCAATAACAAAGGGACTATTGCAATGGAGCGCCAAGTGGGCAATGAGGATGGATCACTCATGAAGGTTATTATTGGCTCTCAGATTGCAGGTGAGGGCGTGGATTTACGATATATCCGTGAGGTCCATATGTTGGATAGCTGGTATCACTTGAATCGCACAGAGCAGGTCATTGGTCGTGCGATCCGTTTCTGCAGTCACTCGGCCCTTCCTCAGGAAAAACGAAATGCCACGATTCATCTATATGCTGCCGTCTTTCCAAAGGAGCGGAATCGGGAAACGGCGGATCTATATAGTTATCGTCAGGCCTTTCGAAAGGCCGTAGAGGTCGGCAATGTTACGAGGGCACTCAAGATCAGAGCCATTGATTGTAATTTGAACCACGATGCCATTATCATTCGGAATCAAGATCCTGTGACACAGATTGATAGCAAAGGGACGGAAAGGGATGATGTGGATATCAATGATAAGCCCTTCACGGCCATCTGTGATTGGAATGAGAGTTGCAAATATAAGTGCATACCAAAAATTACGGTGGATGTAAGTGGATCTGATGATAGCACGTATAGTGAATTTGCGGCCAAGTGGCGTGAGTCCTTGCTTAAACAGCGATTTAAGGATCTCTTTGCAGAACAGGTCTTCTATGAGTTTGCATCCATGTGGGGAGATGAGTTTGGGGATGTTCCAATTGCTGCCAGAACAGAGCTCTTTGAAAATGTAATTGATAATAAGGCCTTTGAAGTGGTGCATGAGGGTGTCAAAGGCTATATTAAATACTGCAATGGCTATTATGTCTTTCAGCCAAATGTCTATATGGATCTCCATATTCCATTGGCTATCAGGGCAGCCACCTTTCCTGTTCGTAGAGATCAGTATGATCCCGCGGTCCTCAAAGTAAGAGAAGAACCTGAAGAAGAGTCTGTAAAGCCTGCCGCAAAGTTCGGCCTTGTAGATACATGGAATAGTATTGTGGAATGGGCCACCATGCTACGGGATTTAAAGGAGGATGAAGAGGCCCCTAAAAAAATTCCTGACCCTATCAGTGATCATTTAGAACAGATGGCAAATCGCAATCCCGATGAAATGACTCGATTAAAATATGTTATGCAAACGATTCATTGGTTTCTTGAGGCAGTTATTGCAACGGAGGCTAGGAGGTCACGATTTTATAAAGTCCTTCTTGAATTTTTATGGGATAACTGGTTTTCTTCGAAGGAACAGATGCAACTTGTGAATGAAGAGGCCGAAGAAGCACTGGCTATGATGGAAGAAACGCAGGTTGAAATTTCGGATATAAGTGTCTATCGGTATTATAATTTTCAGGATTCTTCAATAATGTATATTTGTGATGGCAAACCCTGTTCCGCGTCTGTTGTAAAGGAGGTTAAGAAAGCGGAAAAGAGAATTGCAGCGAATTTTATAAATCAAGAAGATGGATACAGGGTTGGACGTTTCTATGGATTTGTAACATCTCATAATGGCAGCCCTGTCTTTAAGACAAATAAGGCATTTAGTCCAGGAACTACTAAAAAATTAGGGGGTGTTATGTGTGGTGTTCTGAGCGGTATTTCAGAGAAACACGCACAGCTCCTAGAGTTGGGAGCTATTCTAGATAAAGCAGGAAAGCCCAATTTAGGATTAGAGGACAAATTTATAACAAAGGGAGATAGAAAGATTGAAAACTCGGTGCGTGGCTGCACCCTGTTAGAGCTTGTCTTACGCTTTATGGATCATGCCTCTATTAATGAAAAACGCTGGTTTTTTCGTCCTACCTATGCAAAACTTGTGGGACATATAGGACGTTTCAGTAAGACTACAAAAGAGGTTGAGGAGGAGCCTAAGAAAAAGTCTATAAAGAAGTCGGCAAAGAAAGAGGAGAGTTCAGAGGAGGATGAACCAAAATTGAAGAAATCTGCATCTAAAAAGAAGGAGGAAGAAGAGCCTCCTAAGAAATCTTCAAAGACTTTGCGTAGAGCCAAGACAGTTGAGTAAATTTGATAAAGATCACTTAAACAATAGCTGAGTAATTAGAAGAATGGAATCTGTTGCATTCTTTCAAAAGAAGATCAGTTTGACTCCTAAGAATCTGAACAAGGTTGGAAAGGATGCAACGATTGAAAGTGCTCTGCTGCAGAAGCTCCGAGAAAAGCTGGAAAACAAGTGCTCTGAACACGGCTTTGTCATTCCAGACACTCTTAAACTCATCTCACGATCTATGGGCTACTTTGAACCAGGATCCTTCACAGGAGATGCTGTTTATTATGTAAAGGCGGAGGGCAAGGTCTATTATCCTGCCGACGGAGTCAAAGTGGTTGGTGAAGTGCTTCGCAAGAACAAGATGGGTCTGTATGTAACGTATAAGAAGGCACTTAAGATTCAGGTGCCTCGTGATCTTCATTTGGGAAATGAGGACTTTGAATCGGTAGAGATTGGTGATACGGTAGAAGTTGAACTTAAAAAGTCCCTCTTTCAGATCAATGATCCCTTTATTCTAGTCAATGGCTTGTATATTCGCACAGTTTCAAAGGAGGAGGCTGCAAAATCGGCGACTGCTTCTGCCTCTGTTCTAGCCCTTGAGAATCAGGCTCCACCAGAGGGAAAGAAGGGAGAAGAGGAAGAAGAGGAAGAAGAGGAATCAGGGGATGAAGAAACAGGGGATGAAGGAGAGACAGAAGAGGAAGAGGAAGAGGAAGAATCAAAAGCTATTGTAACCGCTCCTCCTCCTAAGAAATCAGTTAGTAAAAGGGCGCCTCCTAAACCCCTCACCCCTGCTGAACAGGCAGCAAAGGATAGAAAGGATGCAGAGTATGCAGAATGGCTAAAGGAAGCCAGCGCACGCAGCGCCAGAGGAGAGTCTGTGTTTGAACATTCGAATGATGAAAAGTAGCCGCGTCCAAAGGGGTCCCTCTTCTCCTCTTACGGAATTAGAGATGTCCTATGAGCAGAGAAAACAGTTTTTTGAGAATCTCAAGATCCTTGTAAAATCTGAATATGAAGAGATCTTCCGCATTCTCAAGAAGAATCATGAAGACTTTACAGAAAACAGCAATGGTATTTTTTTTGATATAGTGGCTGTAAGTGAAACCACCTTTGAGCAGTTCCAAGAATATATGCATTTCTGTTTAGAGAATCGGAGGGCTGAAGAGGGCCGCACGAAGCAATTGGCTTCGTTGAGCGAGGAGACGAACAAGTATTTGGTGGATGGGTATGTGAGTGATTCTAATGAATAGCGAATCAGGCCCTAGCACACAATGTGTGCTACGTGAGAGATTCGACTTAAGCAATCATCACCTAAACTATATAAGAGATGCAGCCCCCTAAAGTCTATCAGAATGTCAGTATTGCACAACTTCTTGACTGGTCGAAGCGTAATCCGAATCGAGGCCATTCCTTGGCTCCGATTCGAATTCAGCAATCGGTAGAGGCCAAGAAGAGTCTCGGAACCTCCATGGGATTTCTGAACCTACCCACTTATTCCTCCATGCCAGTGCCCTCGATGCTAGGGATTATTGCCTGGATCCGCGACCAAATGTTCTCAGATGCACCGACCTCTGTTCAAACAACGATTATGAGGGATCTTGCCACGACTCTCCAAACGGAATGCGAGTCATTGGGAGGAGGTCCGTTTGCCAGGAAGCGCCGTCGGATTCATGATGGAATCGGATCGGTGCTTCATGGAACTCCTGTAAAGGAGGAGGATTGGAAGGATCTGTTTTCAGCTCTGGGCCATTTGACGGGAATCCATTTTGTATTTGTGAGGGACGCAAAGGGTGTCGAGGAGGACAAGGAGGATCGGCCTGAGGAACTCCAGGGTGCAAGCAAGGGCTCCATCTCCTTTTCCTCCGAACCCTCTACATGGGATCATGAGAAGCCGGTTTGGATTGTGGATTACCATGCGCGATGGATTGCCGTTACGGAAGACGAGACACCGACGCGTCAGATTCTGATGGGATGGTTGGGCGAAGTAGAACGCAATGGTTGGATCGTTGATTGGCCGGTCGTAGAGGATACAAAGGAGGCTCTGGTGAGGGCTCTGCAGGATGAGGTCACTTGGAAGTCATCGGATTCCAAGCTGCTAAAGGCGGAGTTGGCCAAGAGACTGGGCAGAATCCGCTCTATCCGTGCTCTTTCAACGCTTAGCAGCTAATCTAGAAATTAATGCGTAATCGCTAGTCCCTGGCCTTGAGGCCAGGGACTAGCCATCATTTAATCTCTAGGGTTTGACGAAGAGTCAAACCCTATAAATTTGATCCCAATCGACCTAAGGTATTTCTAACAACTAAACTAGAGTATCCACACTTACAATGGAATTGGATAAAGCCATTGTTATCAAAATCGACAAATTGGTCGAGGAGTGGCTTATCAATAATAAGCCAGGAGAGGAAATGGAAATGGAGGCTGTCTTTGGTGAAAAGGGTCTGGTCGATGCATCCACCTTTATGGCTGTAGCGCAGAGACTCCGAGCCAGGGGGTTTCAATCCGTGACTCAGGACGACCGTCTAAGCATTCTGGTCCCTAAGGGCCTACGGTTCTCCATTGAAGGTCCCTCTGCCCTTGTGACGCTTCAGGACTATTGTCGCGATGATAAGATTCAAGGAAAACCTTTTACTGTCCTCAGTAAAAGCCGACATTCCACAGAAAATAAGGAAGAGGTAGAAGACTACAACTTTCTTATTAAGAACCGTATCGAAGAAGTGGTGCCCATTATAGATGACCGTGTCCGAGAATATCTAGAGGACTGGCCTCAGACGGATAAGGCCTTTCGCTTAATTAAGCGCTGGACCTTCTTCGGCAAGGGAATCCGAATTGACATGTCCATGGTTCGCTCAACCCCCTCTTTAAATGGAGAGTTCATGTGGCAAAAGAAGTTCCAGGACCGTGACATCTTTAAGCAGCCCGTTCGCTACGAGATCGAAGTGGAGATGCTACGTGACGAGCATACCAAGACAAAGGAGGGAGCTTTGCGTTGTCTCATTCATGGTATTGGAGAGATCTTGAAGGCTATTCAAAAAAATGTCTTTCTGATTACAAAGCCTGAATCCGAACGAGTTCTTGGCGACTATACAGCTCTCAATAAGAATGGAGCATTTCGTGGCGTTCAGCCCATTACAATGGAAGTCAAGCATATGGTTTCATTGGAAGAAGCGGCCCTGAATCCTGAGGATCTAGCCAATGTCCGAAAGAACTACAATGTGACGGATAAGGCAGATGGTCTTCGCATTCTCGCCTATTGCAACTCTCGGGGCGAACTCTTCCTCATTGATGGAGGGATGACCGTTTATAAGACGGGGCTCCTGAATGCCTCTTGTCATGACTGCATCTTGGATGGAGAGTGGGTGACTCGCAATATCGCAAACAAGGCCATTTCACACATTCTCCTCTTTGATATCTACAATCTAAATGGTGCAGATGTGAGCCAACTGCCCTTCTTTGATCCTGAGAACAAGGAAAATCGTTATGAAAAGATGCGGGAATGGATAAGGGATTGGATGGGGGACGCCGACGGCGGAGTTAAGAGGACGGTCCGAGGAATGACTCCTGCCTCCCAACCGATTGTAAAGATCAAGCATTTTGAGTTTGCATCAGCCGCCAATCCGAATAGCATCTTTCCCAAATGCGCTGCCATTCTGAGCACGGATCAGGAATATCACACAGATGGTCTCATTCTGACACCTAATTCAGAGCCGCTTCCAAGAAGATCAGGCGACACCTTTTGGTCGCAGCTCAAGTGGAAGCCAGCTGATATGAATACCATTGACTTTCTTGTGCAATTTGAAAAGCAGGGATCTACAGATCGCATTGATATAGGCATTGATCCTGTATCAGGTCAATCCATTCCTTACAAGACACTACGGCTTCTAGTGGGATCCGAGAAGGACCCTGCCTATGATGATCCCAGGGCCACCATTCTGAATGAAGCGCCTCTTCCTGCAAATGCCCATAGGAAGCAGAAGACACGATCAGCACATCGTGAGAAAGTGGCCTATGGACCCTCCTATTTCATTCCCGAGGAGTATCCTGATGTTATGGCAAATACCTGCTACCTGCCTGCCTATGTCAATGAGGATTCAAAGGAGCAATATGTCAAGACGGCTGATACGGAAGAGCCTATTATGGATAGGTCAATTATAGAAATGCGCTATGATTCAAGTCGCGGCCCAGGGTGGCGCTGGGTTCCGATGCGCATTCGCCATGACAAGACAGAACGCTATGCAAAGGGACAGTCAAAGCGCACTTTCAACTCCTATAAGAATGCAATTGGTGTCTGGAACTCTATTCACAACCCTATTACTGAAACTATGATTCGCACAGGTGCAGAGCGACCTACCGAAGAGGAAATGAAGGCGCTTATTCGTAAGAAGCGATATTACAATCGTGATAATTCGGATCAAACTCTAGCTGTAGTGGAGGGACTTCGTGACTTTCATAACAAGTGGATCAAAGAGAAGCTTCTCTATATGCCAACCCTGGGTGCAGGTGGTAAGACAGTGTTGGATCTGGCCTGTGGTCCAGGAGGAGATATGGGCTTTTGGGGAAAATCATACAAACCATCCTTTGTCTTGGGTATCGATATTGATGAAGACAATATCCGCAATAACGAATGGGGTATTTATAGGCGTTATATGAATTACTTGATCAATTATGGTCGGGACAAGGTGGCACCGATGGTCTTTGTTCAGGGTGATTCGGGACTTCCCCTTCTCAAGGGTCTGGCGGCCTAT